TGGGTTATGGCTGAAAGAGTCATCACTAAACTATCAAGCATTAAGCGAGTCGGGGATTTAGCCCCGCAAGAACTGAAAAAAATAATTCTCAAAGGAAAAATAATGCAACAGAACAACCAGTACCAACAAAACAATCAAAACCGACCACCGCAAAATGCACCGCAAAACAGCTATGGCCAAAACAATGCACCACAAAACAACTCGCAAGGCGGCAACCAAGCGAGTCAACCTTTAGATAAAGGTTACATTAAAGTGGTGCGCAAATACGTACCTAAGAAGGCGAACGGGCAAGTTGTTTACGTGCAAGGCACTAACCAGCCACAAATGACCGCGCTTTATAAAGTAATAGGTGAAGTAGTACGTTGGCCTGCGCAAAATCAAAGCGGTTACTTTGATAAAATAGAAATGTACCCCGGCAATACTATTTTAGAGTCTTTAACTGAAGGTGTTATTGATTGGCAATCACAAAACGCGAACAACAACCAAACAGGCCGAGGTTAACATGTGGTTTAGTAATTTAATTGTATATAAGTTTAAGCAACCAGCTAAGTACAATGCCGAAGAGTTTGAAGCGGCCCTTGCGCAAGATGTGATCCGCAAACCGGGTGAACAAGAGCTATCAACGTTTGGTTGGGGAAAGGCATTAGGCAAGCATGGCGAAACATTAGCGCATTTTTGCAAAGACCATATTTTAGTGTGTGCTAAAACCATAACTAAGAATGTTCCTGCAAACGTTGTTAACGAGCTATTGGCCGAGAAGGTTGAAGCAATAGAAACAACCGAAAACCGCCCGGTTAAGAAAAAAGAAAAAGACGAGCTAAAAGAAGTCATTTTATTTGAAATGATGAAAGATGCTTACACCAAAACAACCCGCACTCATGCGTTTATAGATATGAAAAACGGCTTGTTGGTGGTTAATGCGGGCAGCTTTAATAAAGCCGAAGAACTGCTTGCGCTATTACGTAAATCGTTAGGTACTTTGCCAGTTGTACCCGTATTTTCAAATATTGATTTAGATGCGCTGTTAACTACATGGTTAACTAGTTATGAAGCACCCGATCGTTTTGCTATTGGTGGTGATGCTCACTTAGAACAGCCAGACGATACAGCAAGCAAGGTTAAGCTTGAGGGCCACGACTTAGCGTGTGATGAAGTGAAAGCCCACTTAGAAAGCGGTAAACGTGTTACGCTTTTGCGCTTTGATTGGAAAGAACGCCTTAAATTCACGCTTAAAGATGACGGCAGTATTAAGCGCCTGGTGTTTGGTGAGCTGCTAAAAGAAGAAAACGCCGACATACCCAATGAAGAAATGGCCCGTAAACTAGACGCTGATTTTTTACTGGCATCAAGCGAAATAGTTGAAATGCTGCTAGAGCTGCTAATAGGTTGCGGTGATGATAGTTTTAGCGAAGTTAAAAGCGAAGAACCTGCAGAGCGCGGTATAGTTATTACTGATACAGACCATTTAATTGATCCGCTTTACAGTGAAGCCGTGGTGTTTGTTGTTGAGAACAACAAGCCAAGCGTATCTGCACTGCAGCGGTACTTACGTACTGGCTATAACCGAACGGCCCGTTTAATAGAAGAAATGGAAAAAGCAGGCATTGTTAGTGCGCCCGGCCATAATGGTGAGCGCGAGGTGTTAGACTATTGAACGGCGGCAACTACTGCCGCCCTGAGTGGCTAGGCTTTAGAAATTGGGTTAAGGTGAATATAAGACGGCCTTATTTTTTTTATCGTTGTGAGCGCATTTCGAGAAAGCAGCTTGAGTTGGTACACGCCACACGCTTAGAGTTTTGATTGTTTAATTGCACATTTAAACAAACATACATTTATTAATTTAAACATGTTGACAAAATGGCATAGGTTTATTACAGTATTTACCACAGTTGGATAACTGTAAAAACCGCCTTAATGGCGGTTTTTTTATGCCTGAAATTCACTGATTTCGTATTATCTGTAAATAACTCGATATGAATTAAGGGTGTGAATAAGCCGTTATTAAGGCAACAAGCACTTAGTAAAAATTTGATCTGATTTATACAAGCCAGCTTAACGCTGGTTTTTTTGTGGGTGAGTATTTATGGATATTGCAACGATTACAGGCCTTTTAAGTTTACTGACCTTTATTGTGTTGATCTTATCAGGTTTAGTCCTTTTTGTTGTTGTATCTAATTTTAGAATCAACAAGATAGCAACCTCACTTCAATATGAACTAAATAAGCCAAGGCACACAGACCGTGAAAAGGAGGATGGTATGTAGTCTTTGAACGGGTTCTCGTTGATACAGGGCATAAGCCCACCGCAGGCAGGCTATTAGCATTGGCATGGCGAACCATTAACGCAATCAGTTATAAGCCACACTTCACAGGATTTTTTAAAATGATTAAACCACTAATTACTGTTTTAGCTTCACTCATTCTTTTGTTGATTGGTACGTTAGCCGCGCCAAGTGTGGTGACCAATGTAATGGTTATCAGTTTTGCGTTTGGCTTGCTTAAAGCATTTACCGTTATTGCTGCAGCACGTTTTGCATTGGCTTACCTTGATTCAAGAATTGACTTTGATGTTAACGGTTGGATTAAATTTAGGGCAAGTAATGACAATAGAGCGCTGTATTTTAGTTATCGGTTTGCTGCTGTGTTTATCGTGTTCGGCTTCATCATGGCCTGATAAATACGATTACCAGATATTTAAAGCCAGTAAACAATATTTACCAGGCGTTGATTGGAAACTTTACAAAGCGCAGTTAATACAAGAATCGGTATTAAGACCGAACGCAGTTAGCCCCGCAGGCGCACAAGGTATAGCACAGTTTATGCCAGCCACTTGGCGCGAAGTTAGCCGCCAGTTAGCCATTAACGGCACACCGTTTGAACCGCATTTATCTATACCCGCAGGCGCTTATTATTTATCTAATATGCGGCGCGGTTGGATATGGAACAGGCCAGAGCAAGACCGGCACAACTTAGCACTGGCATCATACAATGCTGGGTTTGGCAATCTGCTAAAGGCCCAGCGCCTTTGTAATAACGCCACGCTATATGCTGACATTATTAAGTGTTTACCAGACATTACCTTTCAACATTCCAAAGAAACCATTGGTTACGTTTTAGCTATAAGACGCTACCACACAATATTAAGGCAATAACTAATGATGATTAGAGTATTAGGCGGCGCATTAATTGCGCTGGCATTAAGTTGTTCAGCTGTTATTTACAGTAAGAACCAAAGCATTGACACATTAACCAGCGCTGCGGCCATCACTGCAGTTGAGTTAGAAACAAAAACAAAAGCAATCGCTAAGTTAACGATGAGCTTAGAGCAGCAAACAGCCGCCATTAATGATTTAGTTAGTGAAGCAGAACGGCGTGAGCTACTCATAACAAAGCATCATAAAGATATGCAGTTACTTAACGCATCAAACCAGAAAGTTGAAACAGAACTGATTGAGGTAATAACAGATGAGAGCAATACCGATTGGGCTTATGTTCATTTGCCTGCTGATGTTAAGCGGGTGTTCGACCACGCCACCGCAAAAACAAATAGTAACCGTCACCAAGGTAGTGAAGGTGTTACCCCCTGCACACCTGCTGAATGTTTGCCAACAACCACAAATGAACGTGGTTACTAACGCAGACCTATTAAGGTTTAGCGTTCGCGCACACAATGCGCTTGTTATGTGTAATTTAGATAAAAAGGCTTTGATGAGATGGCTATCAACACAACAACAATAATTAAAAGCTTAGCTGCCACATCGGCGGCCATCATTGCTGCACCACAATCCGCAATAGCAGAAAACCTAGCCAAAGCAAATTTTAAGCAGCTTATTACGTTGCAGTTTAACTTTACTGTTAGCGATATGATCATGATTGCAACGTTTGTATTGCTGCTGCTGAATTACTTACATAACCGCAAGAAAGCTAAAGCAGAAAGTAAAAGCAGAAAACACATTGCACAGAGTTGGGAAAGAAACGAATAGCTAAGCCCGGCAAGGTTAGAGCTACAACAACGAATAAGAGCGGCAACGTAACTGCACGTAAAGCTGCCACCAAAGAGGAAGGGTTCGCCCTTCCTCACCCCGCGCCACTGCGGTGCAGTTTGTTTAAACAAATAAATAAATAAATATTTGTTCAAGCGAATTGATACTGAAATGTTAAAAGGTACTTCCCAGCACCTTGATCCTCTACGGGTTTGAAACTCGCAGAAAACCGCTCGTTTTTAAAAATTTTTTGTTTTATAGGGTTTCCGGTTTCCGCATGAATCAGCCAATTTTCAACCCCAATTTAAAGTTCGGCCAAAAGCAAATTGCAGATTTGCTTGGCATATCAGACCGCCAAGTTAGGAACCTACAAAACCAAGGTGTAATACCCAAAGCAAAAGGGCGTGATGGTATTGACCCATTAAACGCCCTGCATGCTTACATAAATTTTAAGTCAGTAGATAAACCAGCTGAGCAGCCCAAGCCAGAAGAGGAACACGAAGAGTCTGAAAAGCGGCGCGAACAACAGCTAAAAAACGATGAGCGTGAAGAACGCATTAAACTTAACCGAACAAAGCGGCTAGTCCTTGAAAAACAATATGCTCCTATATCTATCATTATTGACACAATATCACAGGTGGCCATTGGCTTAAGAACCCGCGTAGATTCGTGGTTACCCAAGCTTAAAATGGCATCACCCGATATGACCACAGAGCAAATAGAGGTACTAAAGCGCGAACTAGCAATGGCATTAAATGAGCTTGAAACAGTACAACCAGATCTCGCAGCCTATGAAGACAGCGATATTGAAAGCGGTTTCGCAAGCCTTGAATCCATTGAAAGCCACGATACCGATCACAGCGGTTGAATGGTCAGATAAACATTTCAGACTACCTGAAGGTAGCTCACAAATAGCAGGCGCATGGGTTACACAACCTTTGCAAGTGGCCCTGCTTAACATGATGACAAACGACAGCATACGCCTGTTAGCCATCAAAAAATCAGCAAGGCTTGGTTACACAAAAATGATGGTAGCCGCACTGCTTTACTTAGCAGAGCATAAAAAGCGTAGCGCCGTTGTTTATCAGCCGGTTGATGATGAGTCAGATGCGTTCGTAGTCGATGAAGTTGATCCAGTAATCGAAGAAATGCCCGTAATTCAGCGCATTTTTCCAGACTGGAACGTTAAAAACGAAAACAACAAAGTTTCAAAGAAAGTAATGATTGGCTCAACAATCGACTTTCGTGGCGCAACCGCGCCGGGTAATTACCGTCGACTAACAAAACAAGTGTTAATTGGTGACGAAGTAAACGCATGGCCGTTAGAAGTAGGCAAAAAAGGCAAAGGCGAAGGTAACCCAATTAAGCTGGCATTACAGCGTTTAAAAGGGGCCAGCTTTCCAAAAGCCATATTTGGCACCACGCCTACCGTGGTTGGCAACTCGCACATTAGTAATATTATTGATGATTGCGAATTAGTATTTCGGTTTTATTTACCGTGTCCGCATTGCGGCACAGAGCAAGTGCTTGAGTTCGGTGAACGTGAAGGTGAAATAAAAGAGTACGGTTTATTATGGGATGACACCCAAAGCACAACTGAAAAAAAATCCAAAACGGCACATTATAAGTGCGTAAATACGTCAGAGTGCGGACAGTCATTTTATTATTCAGACCTTACTAAAATGGAGTTAGCAGGCAAATGGATTGCCGAAGACCTCACATGGACAAAGGATGGCCTGCAGTTTTTCACC